CTCTTCTTTTTGTTTTTTATTTTACCATGGAATCCTGTTTCTTGTCCACTTTATTATAACCGATGGGCGCCTCCTCTCTTGTTTTTTTGGGCATGAAAAAAGCCGCTCCCCCCGAAAGGGTAACGGCTGATTTTTTTATATTATTTTACTTGTCAATCGCCCACCGCTCCAGCATTGTCAGCGGTCGCTCGCCTACGTCGATATAAGCCTTGCTGTTCTCTATGTCGAGGTCAGCGCAGGATTCGTCCATCAGTAAAAACGGAGCAGGGATATTCCCGTGTTTCGCGCACTGCGTTTCGTCGTCGAACGGGTCAAATAATGCGTTCGGTCGGTAATGCTTGCACTTCACGCAAGCGGGCAGATAGTCTGTGTATCTGCTTTTTGCCGTATCAATAGCTTTTGTCATCGGGTAACCCTCCTCTCATAAAATTTTTAAAATAATGGATTTATATTGCCGTCCGCGTCGGTCTGGTTCAAAATTGTAACCTCTATGTTAAATACGCCGTCTGATGATTTTTTAACCCTGTCAATCCTGAAATTCGTTCCTCTTTTAAGAAGCACCTCATCTTCGTTTTTATAGTTGCTGATAGGTGAAACTAATATCCCCTTCGAACCCTGCGGAGCATTTATCGTCATTGCAAACTCGCCCGGCTTCGCGCCGAAGTTCGAACCTTCAACGATTGAGGTCGACACAAAGGCTCTGTCAGAGATTGTTTGCCCCGCCCATTTATCAAGCGGCATGTTTTCGAGACGTTTCCATTCCGTGAAATTCGCGGGGTGCGTTCCCCTGAATAAAGTTACCGAGTACGGCAGCTCTGATTCTACCCGTCCGAACGCTCTGTCTAATCTTGTTATAGCTTGCTTTGTCTGCGCGGACGCATAAGATTCAGTTCCTCTTAAATAACGGTTTATATCTTTATAGCTATACCCCGTGTAATGTGTCATAGCCGCTTTTTCCTCGTCCGTGAACCCGTTTAACTGCTCTGCGTAGGTTTTCGGCACGGCTTTGCTGCTTTTATATCGGTCATACTGTACAGGCTCGGGCGGATCCGCTTCAGGCGTTGCCTGCGTATTATCAAAGGTCTGTGGTTCTATTATATCACTTTCCGGCGCATTTGTCAAGCTGTTATCAGAAATTTTTACGCCGTCGCCGATTTCTTCATACGCTACCCCGCACCGACAGCTCGGATGCGCCGGAGGCGCTTTCACGCCCACGCTGAAATTATCGTCCATGCCGCGGGGCTGTCCGTCGAGCGAGACGCAGATTTTGCATACCCGCTCATTAGCGGCAGTTAGCCACACTTTCCGGCAGTCCCCGATATATCCCTGCGCCTGCGCGTCCTTTGTCGCTAAATATGCCCCTTCGTTATACGCCTTTGCCAGTTCCGTCCGCGCGATATTCATTGCCCTGTAACGGTGCTGCTGCGCCGCATATTTTGCCGCCGCTTCACGCGCCTTATGCTCGGCTTCAGTTCCGTCAAGCCCCGCATTTAAAAATCCCGTTTTAACCGCCGTGTAATAATTTAAATTAGCGGCACTCTGCGGCACCGTCAGTCCTATAACGGGTCGCATAATCCGCGACAGCTCATCGGCAGTCACCGCGCCGTAGCCGCTTGCTTGCGCTATCATAGCGCGGAGTGCGGCTTCCTGCTCTCCGACAAGTGCCGTCACAAGCTCTGCGCCGTGCTGTTTGATATAATCCTGCGCCGCCGCTATAACAGGCTCGTATAAAAAATACGGGTACTGCGCTTTTACTTCAAGTGCTGCCGCTTCAATCGCTTTATACCATTGCGGCGCGAGTGCGGTGTTCACTAAATTAGCATAGTTTTTTTGCCACTTTGCAATCTGCGCGGGAGTAAGCCCGCCCATCAGATACGCTTCGCGAAGCTCTTTATAAGAAACCGCCGACGCTTGCTTGTCCCAAAAATTAACAAGCCATTCGACGGTCTGCGGTTCCTCTGCTTTTAAAAAAGCGTTTAATTTTTTTAGCGTCGCCGTTTTACTCGGCTTCGCTTTATTTATAACACGGGGGAGGGGAGCGGCTCGTGCTTTCGTGAACTTAAACATTTATATCAGTCCCCCTCATCGTCCGGCTGTTTCGGTTCGCTGTTGTCGCCGTCGCCCGCTGCGGCTCGAGGCTTTGCGTTCTGCTGTTGACTGCCGTTCATATAGCTTGTTTCAAACTCACGCTCCGGCAAATCAGCCGTCATTCGCAGATAGTCCTCTATGCCCTCATCAGGCGTAATCGCGCCGATGCCGACCATATCTTTGACAAACGTCCCGAGCTTCGCGAGGTCGTGCGTTTCGATGTCCCCGTGGATTAACTGCGGATAATCTGTAATGCCCTTGAAAGCGTCGCCGTTCAAATCTATAAGGCGCGGTATCGCCTGATTATTAAAAACTTCACAGATTAAATCGAGAAACGCGCCGAGCGCAATCCCGAACAGTTCAGTCTTGTCGCTCGAAAGCGCAAAGCTCCCGACCTTTTCATGCCCCAAAAGCACGAAGTCCGCGAGAACCGTCATAGCTATTCTGTTATCGTAACGCTCTATAATTGCGTTGGTGTCAAATTGCCGCCGTCCTCCCGTTGACATGAGCGTAAACGTCCAGCCGGGCGGCAGCAGTATGCCCTCACGCTCATCGCGCCGGACGCTCCGTACTAACTTTTCAGCTTCGGCTCGCTCTTTTGAGAATTCGTCGTCCCATATTAACGTGCCTTCGGGGGCTTGAAGCATAGGCAGTCCCGCAAGGTCGCGCTCTATGCCGATTCCCTCTATCTCTTGTATGCGCCGCTTGAAATACCACGAACGGTAGGCGTTACGCAGAACGCTCCGTCCTTCAGGGTTGCCTTTGCGGTTCTTTGTCCTGAAGTGCAGGGCTTTTTCGATGGGTATAAAAACTTGGTCGAACGACGGCGGGGCGCATTGCATAAGCCCGAGCAGATTATCTTTGCCGTCGTATTCCCATTTCCACAGCGTGTCCTGACTGCGTATCGGCAGTTTGCGCCACCCGATTAAGCCGTCGTCATATTTGCTCTTTGTTTCGAGCTTGTTTGTGTTTCCCATTCTGCGCTTATATACGATTTCGTGATAACTCCACCCATACGTCAGGAACGACAGCGCTTCGCTTATAAAATCCGTCCATGTTTCGTCCATGTCGTTCATGCAAGTATAAATAAACTCGGCGGCGCGGGTGTCGGCTTCGCTCGCTCCGGCTTCTTTGATATTCCAGTTTACCTGCCGCATGAGCATCTCAATCGCGAAAAGCGCAGCGCCGACTATATCGTCGTTCTCGCTCATCTCTTTAAATACCGCCACGCCTTTTTTTCCCTGCAATTCACGCAGAAATTCCTCGTATATCTCGCCGCCCCATCGGCGCGTTCCAAGCCGCCCCACCTCTGAAAATGCGTTGTTTGCCGCCATATTATGCTGCCTCCAGTCTTTTTTGCTCATGACTAAAGCCGCGCCCTGTTGTTTTTGGCGCGGCTTTTACGCTGGTTATTTTGTCTATTTTAATCATCAAATAAATTTTGATGTGTTCCTGTCCGCGAAAGCAGGAGAGTAAGAATATTTTTATCTATTTTATATATTAACAGCCAGTCAAATTCCCCGTCAATATGACATTCGCGGTAGCCTTTATAATTGCCTTTTAACGGGTGGTCGCGGTACTTTGGCGGAAGCGTTTTACCTTCTGCTAACATATCAATAACTTCTTCCAGCAATATTATATTTTTTCCTTGTTTTACGGCAAGACGATAGTCGCGTTTATATCGGCTTGAACGAGTAATTTTATACATCCTCATCCTCCTCGCCCTCTGCCATTATTGCTTCGTGCATTTCCCTCGCGCTGCTATAAGTCATAAAATTCCCGCTCGCGAGCATTTCTTCGCACTCTTTTATTGCCGCCTCAGTTTCAGCGTTGAAACGCGGCAGTTTTAGTTCAAATGGCAGACCGCTAACTATCAGCGATTGTCTTAAAAACATATTTACCGCGTCTGTTACGGTTATTCCAAACGAAGAATAAAGTTTTTCTGCGTTTGCTTTGGTTTCCGGGTCTATCCTAATATTCAGGCTTGCTGTTTTCGGCATAATAAATCACCACCTTTCGCAATTATTATACCACAATGCGACGGCGAATGCAATACATTCAGAAAATATTTTTACCGCCAGTAGCTGTCTTTTCCTAAATCGCCCGCGCCGCCCAGCGACGACCGCGGTTTATCCATCAAATATAAAATCCCCTGTACAAGCGCGTCCGCCGTGTCTTTATACGCGCTGTTCGGGAATTTTCGCAAGTCCTCCGTCAAATCGCCCCGCCATGATGCGCCCTCTTTAAAATAAACGTTCCCCGCTTCAAAATACGGCGCGACCGACAACGCTCTGTCCTCTTTGCCGCCTTTCGGGTTAAACGCAATCATGCCCGGTATGTCTTTTTGCAGAAAATTTATAATAGCGGGACCGTTCGCTTTGTCCTCTACGACTTTTGCCCGCGCTTTCGGGTGTTTCGCCGTGAGATTTTTTATAGCCGTCACGCTGTCCGTGAAAGCCATTTTATCATTCACGCAGTCATCAATAAAAATTTCCGCGCCTTTACGCGCCATGACAAGCCCCGCGCATTTTGCGCTCGCTTCGCTGTTCTTGAACGGCAAGTCCCACGATTGAATAACCGTCGCCCCTGCGGGCAGTTCCCTGTAAGTCTTGTTAAGCCATTCGCGCTTGAATATAATTCCTTCGTCCGGCGCGGGTTCCTGCTGAAACTGCCCGGCAAACTGTACGCTGCCCATGTTTCGCTTCAAATCGTCAAGCACGGCTTTGTCGAAACGGGCGGGGTTTAGTATATCGCCCTCCTCACGGATTCGCTCTTTGCCGCTGATAGGATATTTTATGATTACGCGCTCCGGAGCGACTGCCGGAAGGCATAAATGCTCATAGCCGAGCCGCTCGGTTAAAATATGCCCCGTGAGGTCGTTCTCGTGCAATCTCTGCATAATTATAATAAACGCGCCTTTTTTCGGGTCGTTAAGGCGCGTCTGCAGAGTGTTCTTAAAAAAATTTATGCCCGCTTCGCGTTCGGCTTCGCTGTTTGCCATGAGCGGGTTCTGCGGGTCGTCTATTATAACTCTGAAAAATTAGAGAGGTCTAATTTCGGATATTGTACGCCGCCCGTATTCGGCAGGGTAGCACCGCTCCAATTCCCATGCGGCGGCTTGCCAGCTGCCCATGTCGGCGGCTTCCTGAATTACTTTAATCCGCTTTAATTTATGGACGGTTTCGGATTTTTTATATGACTTCGTAAACTTCGCAAAGATTGTCGTTGTTTTATTGTTTTCCAAGTCAATCTCACCTTTTTTATACCAGTCATAGAACGCCGTTTCACCGATTCCCGCGCCGTCGCATACGGACTTGTTTGTCGAGCCTGCTTGTTTTAATTTGCATAATTCGTCTATTAGTTCCTGTGTTAATTTTAATTTTGCCACGCCGCTCACCTCTTTTCGCTCTCGCGGGTGATGGTTCGGGTTTCGCGGATTCCCCGTGAGGTCGCGCGGACTTATTAATTTATCGAAAGCGCAGAACACGGGAACTCTGCCCGCTGTTGCCCGCGCTTCGGCTGTTGACCGATATGTTATTTTAAAATTTTCGGCTCTTGTTTTTTTCGCCACTTTCATTCCCCTCTCTGCGTATAAAAAAAACCGACTGCAATTTTTTACAGCGGCTCTTAATTTTGGGCATAATTTTCCCTGTGTTATATTATACTACCTATTTGTGCGTCTGTAAAGTGCATCTTTTGTGCGTTGGATTTGTGCATTACTGTACAGCCGCCGCGCCGTATAAAAAAACCGATAATCGCCCGACAAGCCGCGATTTATTGCGTCTTACCGTTGACGGGTCGCAGTTTAATATTTCTGATATTTGCTCATCGCTTTTGCTCTCAAAATATTTATATCTGATTATATCGCCGTAAGTATCGCCCGCTATAATATCGACGGCTTTGTCGATAGTTTCGATTTCATGCTCGTTCTCGGCGATTTCAGCGTTTATATCGTTTATCAAAGCCTCCGCGATTTCGTCCTGCGTGAGCCGTATGCCCATCCGCCGATATTTTAAAATGCTTTTGCTTTTGCCCGGAGCGCCGTGTTCGCTTATTTCGTCTATGCGTTCCCGGTCGTCCTCAATTTTTAATTTTATAACGGGGTATGCGTACAGCCGCTTTTCCGTCATTTTAAATGCGTCCTTCGCTTCGCGTTCGGCGAACCGCCGCGTCGCCATGACTGTGTCGTATATAATCTCTTTTACCGTTTGTCTTTTTGATGCCATTTATAAACCCTCCTGATACTTGATATAATGACGAAAAGGGCGCAAAAAATACGCCCGTCCGCTGTTTATGTTATTTATCTTTTAACGCGAGTTCTATTAATTCGTCGGGGACTTCCCACAGCCGTTGATTGCCCCTGTACGGGAGCGGCGTTGTGTATCGGTAACACAATTCTGTACAGTTTACAGGTTTCCTGATGAACGTTTACAGATTGTCT